ACTTATGTGTCTTTGTTACAACATCTTTTTCTGCGATTACATCGTCATATCTTTGTGAGATAAAGTCTCCAGGATAGCGAGGGAAAGAAAGTAGTGCAACCTTTCCAAGGTCTGGGAAACGAGAATCTACAGAAGCACGGAATGCTTTATAGATATTGTCAGCAGTCTTTCCCTGATCATTACCAGTTCCAACCTCTTGTGCAAAACCAGAAATCTCATCAAGTACTGCAACCAACAAGTTCAAACCCTCATGTGATTCACGCTCTGAGTGACCAGAGTAAACAGTGATTGCATGATCAAATTCAATACTTTCAGCCTTTGGGTTAAACTTTCCTGCAAACCACGGAGACTTTTCAATCTTAGTTTTAAAGCCTTTAAAGAAAACATTCTTAGCCTGTTGAGCGTTAATAGCCACGTTAATAATATCAATAGCATCTCCAGAAGGCTTTCCGTAGTATCTTGCTGGATCCTTTAAGCATAGTAGTTTATATACAATGTATGCACATGCTACTGTAGATGTGAAGTCCTTACCGCTACCCTTGCCAAGTTGGAGAATTACTTCGTTCTTGGTATATTTCTTATAATAACGTGTACCCTCTTCTTCACCCATAAGATTGATTAAATCTTCTAGTCTATAGATCTGACTCATTGCTTCAACAATGTCGTACTGGATTGGAGACAACGGTGGCTGATTCAAATAGTCTTCGCCCTCAACAAATGTCTTTGCATCTACTGGCTTTTCAGCAAAACTGTTATCTTTTAAGACTTCTAAGAAATCATCAAACATCATGGACAACTGTAATCACTTCATCCTTCTTGGCAATAGCAGAAAGCCTTCTCATAATCTCATCACGTACCTGCGGATATTCTGAGGCTATATCTCTTAGTATAGACATTAATACCTGCTGTCTATTTTCAATTTCCATCATCTCTTCGGCAAGTTCCTTATTCTCAAGAAGTCCAGCCTTCTGTAACATATCAATGCGCTTTGACTCAATATCCATAACAAGTTTAATTGCTGCAGTTTTTGCACTAAGATTATTAGTCATAGAAGCCTCATCAATAACTTCATATGACTTAGAGATAAGTTTGCTGTAATGTGTATCTGCTGCAGCAAGTGCTTCTTTGGCTCTTGCTCTAATAGCATCGTTAGCAGAAGCCATAACCTTCCACTCATTAATAAGAGTAACAACTCTTTGTCGTGGAATAGACAACTGCTTAGAGATTACCGTTGGATCATTGCCTTTTAGGTATTCTTCTACAACTAGATTTACTTGATCTAAGTGCTTAACTAAATCTTCTTCAGTTGACATACTTGCCCTCTAACCTATTAATTTCATCCTTGATATAAAAGATTGCCTTCTCAAGGTCTTGGATAGTCTTAGATTCATCTTTAAGCCCCGCTCTCCAAAGGTACTTAAAAGCATTTCCAATATTAAAATTGCGATGACGAGTAATCTGAATACACTCAACCCCTGATGGGTCTGATGTGTAATGTGTTGGATGATTTACCTGATCAACTGTAATATTCAAATTAGTACTCATCTTCATCCTCCCAATCAAATGTGTCTGGCAAACCCCTTAATGTATAAAGAGCATAACTTACTCCGACTGCACTAACAATGACGGCAATCGCTAAAGCCTTTTGTATTTTCTTCATCTCTTTGACTTCCTTAATCCAAACTTAGCAAGGTAAACATAAATAGTTTCTACACTAACAGAGCATTCTGCTGCAATCTCTTGTGGAGTTTTTCTGTCCATCGTGTATCTCTTTTTAAGCCATAGTTCATTAGTATATAACTTTGTAGCCATTTACAACAACCCCCTCATATACTTATTCTCCAGTTCATGGTCTTTGGCCCCATGTCGATTAACTCAAACATATAATCATCATACTGCTTTTTAAGTTGATAATATAGTTTAGGATTAACATGCTCTAGTTTATCTGTAATAGAGTATAGCATTTCTCCAGTGTATTCGTCAATACCAGATATCTCTAGTGCATTCTGTAGCAATAGGTGCTCAATCATTGCCTCTGTTTTTGGATCAGCCACTTGATACCGCCTTTGCCCAGTTATTCATTGCCCAGTGACCAATGCCACAAGCATCTGCAACATCGTTATCTGTAATGTCTCTGTCATACTGAACATTAATAAAATTAATAGTTCTTTGTTTACGTAAGTCTCTTTCGTATGACTTCAGCCAAGAATCTGACTTCCCTGGGTTTTGTGACTTAATATAAAGTTTTTCATCCTTAGAGATCTTCTTGTTACCAATAAAATTCTGCCATGTAATTGGAGCAACTTTGCCAATAACCTTAGTACCAGTCTGACCTGCTGCTCCAAGAATAGCCCCTTGAACTAATGCAAGATCTGCAGCAGTCTTAGGGCTATTCATGAATACAGTGTGCTCAATTACTATTGCCTCAAACCCACCATAGTAATCAAGAAACGCTTTTACCTTTTGTCCTGCATCCATGACCTTTTCATAGATGTCAGAGCCTTTAAAGTTTATCTTTCCAACAACGCCCAACGTTTTTTGTTGGGTATCAAACAGAGCAAAGGCAAGACTATTAGTACTAGCATCAATAGAACAAATGGTTGATGGCATTACTTCAAAGCCCCACTTATTTTTTACCATTACCTTTTCCTCTTATTTCTTTTAATGCTTTTTCTACGCTTGTTGGATTTATGTTGCAAGAGGCACACAGCGGATCATCATTATAGATTGATAATGGTAGCCCACATTGTTTGCAGACCCTAACCTTACCTTTTCTTTTCTGACGCCTTGTTACTATATACCTTTGTGCAATTTTTTGCTTTGTTGCTTCTTCCCTACATGCTGGTGAGCAATAAATCTGATAACTAATATCAGTAGTAAATTCGGTGTCGCACCAACTACAATGCTTCATCTTCTAGCAACTCCAGAGGTTTAATTTTAATTACCCCTGTCTCTGCTTCGGCACATGTTTTTTGTAATGGACAAACCTTGCATATCTTAGAATTAGATCTATAGGTTTTTTGAGGAAGAGTTTGATCTTCCCATGCTTTGCGAACATTTCGCATCCAATCAAATGCCTGGTCTACCCACCGACGGTAATGATCGTTTACTTCTACAGGAAGAATAAGTAGTTCATGGTTATTCTTATTTTCATAAATAAGAGCACCCTTATCCTTCTTGAGAATCTTCATATACATAATTAATTGCATTAAGTGACCAGTCTTTGGCTCTCTCTTTGCTTTTCTATATTCAAACCCTTCGTTCATCATTGTCTTGATTTCACCAAGGATTGTGTTTCCATTGTAGTTAAGCATAACGTCACCATATCCAGAGATTGGTGGGTCATCGTGCTTGATTCTAAATTCTAGTGCTGGGTGAATCTGCTTCTTGTACTTGCTTGGTTCTGGATCAAACTCCATACCCTCCTGCAATAGACCAGCCTTCATAATTGCATCTTGAATTCTATCGTGGCTTAAAGTTCCGCTTGTTCTGTTTGCTACACCAAATGCATCGGCATCATCATGAAAGATTCCACCCTCAAATGCTAGATACCAATATCTTGCACACTCACCTGCTCCATATGTCAGAGTGGATGGTGCAAAGGTTGTTTTCTTTTGAAACTTAGGCTTAATGTTAACTGTATACCCAGTCTTAATAGCCTCATCTAATCCGTCAACAAAACTTGGTGCTTGGCTTTCCGCTTTGGTTTCTGTTCGAATCATTACCTGCTTTAATAAATTTTTTGTCATTATTTTAAAACTCTTTTCTGTTCCACTAAGTATATCAGATATTAGCGTGTTATGTATTTAAGTGCTGATACCAAGTTGTTTATTGATTCTGCTGCTGTGTAGTATAGGTTCTTCTTTCCACGGTCAGACTTATCTACGTTTGCCATCCATGTGGCTTTAAAGGCCATCTTAGCAGCAATAGCCTGTAGCCTTACTATCTCTACTGTTGCTACATTTAATGGGATATCTGGCTTAATAATTATCTTAGCAATAAACGTAAGAGCCTGTGTTAACTCCTCATCCTGCATATAGTCTGCTATCTCTGAAAGCCCATTTACCATATCAATAGTAGTCTGATCACTCATTATTATCTCCTGTCAACTGTTCTAACATGTCTACCTCAATTACTGCAAGTCTAACCTTTGCGTTACCCTCGCCAAGTACTAAAAATATTGCTGGATCATTACCATTCCTAATTGCGTCAGTAACAGCCTTTGCCCAAATATCTTTATTTATGGTTATGCCTTTAGGATACTCTTTAAAGTCAACAGTAAAGTTTCTCCATGTTGCATCGCCTTTGTGATTATTACGACCAGAGT